GAAGTTCGTGATGATCGTAAATTTATGAGTATGATGGAGGATTTCTGGTTGCCTAGAAGAGAAGGTGGTCGGGGAACCGAAATCACAACTTTACCTGGTGGACAAAATCTTGGAGAACTTGCTGATATTGAGTATTTTCAGAAGAAACTTTATAGAGCATTAGGTGTTCCCGAATCTAGAATTGCTGCTGAAGGTGGTTTTAATTTAGGTCGTTCATCAGAGATTTTAAGAGATGAACTTAAATTTGCTAAGTTTGTAGGACGTTTGAGAAAACGTTTTGCTGCTATGTTTAATGATATGCTCAAAACTCAATTAATTTTGAAAAATGTCATTACTCCACAAGATTGGGAATGGATGGAAGATCATATTCAATATGACTTTATATACGATAATCAATTTGCAGAACTTAAAGAGTCTGAATTGATGGAAGGTAGACTGAATATGCTTACTCAAATAGAACCTTATATTGGTAAATATTATTCTACAGAATACGTTCGTAAAAGAGTTTTACGTCAAAGTGATAGTGAAATTCAAGAAATTGATTACCAAATTGATGATGAAATAAACAAAGGTATTCTTCCAGACCCATCAACTATAGATCCAGTAACAGGAGAACCATTACCTACTGATATGGGCGAGATTCCAATGGATCCAGATTTGACAGGAGAGGCACAAGCAGTTGATGCTCAATATCAAAAAGATACTAAGTCAGCTGAGTTATAAATAGAGAATATACCCATATTCATACATTACTAATGGACGATATTATTGATTTGATCGCAACTGATGCTTCAGCATCTGATGTAACCGATAAAATTAAGGATACATTATATGCAAAAGCAGCAGAACGTGTTGAAGCTTCTAAACCAATAGTTGCAGGAGCTGTATTTGGGAGTGAAGAACCAACTGAACAGGAAGAAGAATGAAACTGATCACGGAAGAAGTAACTAACGTAAAAGTTATTACTGAAAAATATACTAGAGGTGGCAAGAAAGCTAAACGCCTTTGTATAGAAGGTTGCTTCCTTCAAGGTGAAATTAAAAACCGTAATGGTAGGATGTATCCTATAGATACTCTTGCTAAAGAGGTTGGTAGATATAATGAAAATTTTATTAATAAAGGTCGTGCTTTAGGAGAGTTGGGTCATCCCGAAGGTCCTACAGTCAATCTTGATAGAGTATCTCATAAAATTACTTCTCTTCGTCAAGAAGGTAATAATTTTAGAGGAAGAGCAACTCTTCTTGATACACCTATGGGTAAGATAGCACAATCTTTACTTGGTGAAGGTGTTATGTTAGGCGTTTCTTCTCGTGGTGTTGGGTCACTTAAAGAAGATCATTCAGGTACAAAAGTTGTTGGTGAAGATTTTCAGTTAGCAACTGCTGCTGATATCGTTGCCGATCCTTCTGCTCCAGATGCTTTTGTAAATGGAATTATGGAAGGAAAAGAGTGGGTTTGGGAAGGAGGAATTCTTCGTGAACAACTTGCTGAGAAAACAAAGAAAGCTATTGATACTTTAGCTGGTCAAGGTGCTTTAGAGGAGCACAAGTTGGGTCTATTCTCCAATTTTCTAAATAACCTCTAAGTTTAACAAAACTATAAATAATAAAAGATTCTAATAGATCTATCAAACACTCCGTTGGATACAATTAACAAGACATGGAAAACATCGAAGAAAACGTAGTAACCGCAGGTGCAGCTAAAGGCGACGCAGCTCCAGCTGGTGTCCCAGTTGAAGACCTCGGTGGACCTACTCCAGAAAACTATCGTCCTGATGACGATTCAGCAAAACTTAAAGACCCTGCAGCAACATTAGCACAAGTCAAAGACGTTGTTAATGGCAAAGCAGCTAAGGCAGAAGCAGTTTCTGATGAATTAGAAGACGGTCAGGAAGTTGTATCCGAAGATGAAGTAGCTACAGAAGAAGGAACCGAAGTGGTTGCTGAAGAAGAAGTTACTGAAGAAGAAGGAACGGAAGTTGTTGCTGAAGAAGAATCTACTGAAGAGGAAGTAATCGAAGAAATTAATGTTGAGGAAGACCTCAAAGCATTAATTGAAGGCGAAAAACTTTCAGAAGACTTTGAAAACAAAGCAAGAACAATTTTTGAAACCACAATTAAAACAAAGGTTGCAGAAATTAAAGAAGAATTACAGGAGTCTTATGCTAATGCTCTAGTTGAAGAACTAGATGGTATTAAATCTGGACTTACTGAAAGAGTCGATGCATACTTGGAGTATGTTGCTGATGAGTGGTTCCAAGAGAACGCTCTTCAAGTAGAAGCAGGACTCAAAACAGAAATGACCGAGTCATTCCTAGAAGGAATGAAGGGTCTATTTGAAGAACATTATGTAACTATTCCTGAAGAAAAATATGATGTACTTAACAGTATGGTAGATAAGCTTGATGAAATGGAAGGTAAACTCAATGAGCAGATTGAAAGAAATGTTGCTCTAAATTCCAGATTAGCAGAATCCACAGCAGATGTAATTTTCGCAGATGTTGCTGAAGGTCTAGCAGACACTCAGAAGGAAAAACTTGCTACTCTTGCCGAGAATGTTGAGTTTGAAAGTGAGACAGACTATCGGGAGAAACTAGCAAACCTTAAGGAATCTTATTTCCCAAGTAAAACTAGTGCTCCAAAAAGCACCTCTGAAAATCTATCTGAAGAGGTATCTACTGATGAAGTAGCATCACAGGATGTAAATCCTACGATGCAAGCCTATCTTGGTATGCTTTCAAGAAGTGCGAAAAAGTGATTTTTAAATAATGATTATTTCAAATAAAATAAAAAGGTAAATTTCAAATGCAGATGTACAATTCTGAATCTCTGCAGGAGAAGTGGGCTCCCATTCTCGATTATGACGGACTTGATCCAATCAAAGACGCTCATAGAAGGGCTACTACCGCTATCCTGCTAGAAAATCAAGAGAAAGAATTACGTGAAGAGCGTTCTTTCTTATCAGAAGCACCAACAGTATCAACAAACAGTAGTTCTAGTGCCGCAGGTTTCTCTGCTGACGCTACTGCTGCAGGTCCTGTTGCTGGTTTCGACCCCGTTTTAATCTCATTGATTAGACGTGCAATGCCAAACTTGGTCGCATATGACCTTGCTGGTGTTCAACCAATGAATGGTCCTACTGGACTAATCTTCGCAATGCGTTCACGCTACAACAATCAGAGTGGCACTGAAGCATTGTTCAACGAAGCAGATACCGCATTCTCTGGTCAGAATGATGGTTTAGATGTATCTACAGGTGACGTTAATACTAACGTTGGTTTGGGTACAACTGCTCAAAGTGGTAGCAATCCTGGATTACTTAATCCTACTGCTGCTCAAACAAACGCAACTGACTATAACGTTGGTCAGGGTATGCGTACAGATACAGCTGAAGATCTAGGAGACGGTGCTGGTGATCATTTCAACCAGATGGCGTTCTCAATCGAGAAAGTAACAGTTACTGCGAAATCTCGTGCGTTGAAAGCTGAGTACTCACTAGAACTAGCTCAAGACCTCAAGGCAATCCACGGATTGAATGCAGAAGCAGAACTTGCTAACATTCTTTCTACTGAGATTCTCGCTGAGATCAACAGAGAAGTTATTCGTACCATCTATAACGTAGCAGAACCTGGTGCTCAGGCAAACGTTGCTACTGCTGGTACATTCGACCTAGACACCGATTCAAATGGTAGATGGTCCGTTGAGAAATTCAAAGGTCTTATCTTCCAGATCGAGCGTGATGCTAACGCAATCGCACAAAGAACTCGTCGTGGAAAGGGTAACATGATTCTAACATCTGCTGATGTTGCTTCTGCCCTAACAATGGCTGGTGTTCTAGATTACACCCCTGCATTGAACGCTAATCTTAACGTAGATGATACAGGCAATACATTTGCTGGTATTCTACAAGGTAAGTATCGTGTATACATCGATCCTTATTCTGCAAACGTTGCTGCTAATCAGTACTACGTTGTTGGATACAAGGGTTCTTCACCTTATGACGCTGGACTGTTCTACTGCCCATACGTTCCACTACAGATGGTTCGTGCGGTTGGTCAGGATACATTCCAACCCAAGATTGGATTTAAGACAAGATATGGTCTTGTTGAAAACCCATTCTCACAAGGTACAACTCAGGGACTTGGCACACTTACTCGTAACGCAAACCGTTATTACAGAAGAGTTAAAGTTTCTAACCTCATGTAAGAAGAAAGGATATAATTCCTTTAATAAAGAGACTCCTTCGGGGGTCTCTTTTTTTGTCTAAATATGCTATAATATAATTAAAAAGTGAGTAATGGATTTTAATAAAGAAGATTTAACAGAAGAAACTCTTTTTGCTACTCCATTTTGGTCAGGTAATTTGAATCATATAGATAACAATGCTCTAGAAGAATGGATACTTAAAGTAAAAGAAGAAGATGGTGGAAGAACAATATCAAATTATGGTGGATGGCAAAGTCCTCTTATTAGTAATTTACAAGAGAATGGTGAAGATGTATCCGTTTTTATTGAATTAATTAATACAATAAAAGAAGCATTGTATTTGATTAGATTTAAGAATAGACCATATGATTCTGTAATGACTATGTGGGCTAATGTGAATAATAAAGGTGACTGGAATCAAATGCACCATCACATAGATGCATTTGGTACAAGTGTATCTGGAATTTATTATGTAAAATGTCCAGAAAACTGTGGTGAATTTGTTTATAAAGATCCAAGATCAGTAATGTCTTTAGATCCATTTGTTAAAAATTGGAATATGAGTGGATTACATAAAAGAATTCCTAAAGCAGGTGATTTTTATATGTTCCCACCATATCTTGAACATATGGTAACACCAAGTGAGACTGAAGAAAATAGAATATCTTTAGCATGGAATCTTAAATTTGAAGGAAAGCAAGAAAGAGGTGTGTATAATGCCAGTTGAATTACCACCTTATATTATTGATGGAACATATAAAATAGAGCATCAACTTTTATTTCAAACACCATTATTAGAAATTAAATTAGATGATGTTGATAATCAAAAATTAATAGAAAATGCATATAAGGTAAAGGAAAACGATAAAGGAAGATTGGCATCCAATGTTGGTGGATGGCATAGTAATTATTATGCTTTAGAGGAAAATGGTATAGAATATTTTAACCCTTTGATGGAAAAGTTTGGTGATATATTACCAGCACTTCCATTTGATCCACCAATTTCAGAATTAACTGATATTAATCTTTGGTTTAATATAAGTAAGAAAGGTGATTATAACAATTCACATAATCATCCAAGGTGTGATTTATCTGGGGTATATTATGTAAAAGTTCCAGAAGGTGATTGTGGTAATATAAACTTTAAAGATCCTAGACAATCCCTTTCTTATGGAAATCCATTTATAATAGAAAGATATCATCATGGTGATATAATATCAAGAATGCCTGAAGTTGGTAACATGTATATTTTTCCATCATCCTTAGATCATAGTGTTGGTAAAAATAATATAGATGATGATAGAATTTCTATATCATTTAATTTAACTGTAAATTAGATCTAAATAGATAAAAAACAATAATGTCATCTAAAGCATTTCGCACTCAGATAGAAAATAGAAATTACCTTTCATCGATTGGTTTTAAATTTAACCTTGCGAAATATCCTAAGGTTGATTTTTTCTCGAATAGTGCTATAATTCCACAATTAACTTTGGCAACAGCTACTCAACCAACATACCTAAAAGATATTGATGTACCTGGTGAAAAATTAAGTTTTGGTGATTTTACTTTGAAATTCTTAGTTGATGAGAATATGGAAAATTATATGGCAATATATGACTGGTTAGTTGGATTAGGGTTTCCCGAATCTACACAAGAATTTAAAGATATAACAACAGATAGTGCAGATCAAAGAGATTTAAAAGAAGCATTTTGTGATGGAACACTTAGAATATTAAATAGCAATCTAAGAGAAATAGCAAAGGTAAAATTCCAAGATTTATTTCCAATATCCTTGACATCTTTGGATTTTGATGCTACAAATACAGATGTACAGTACTTTACTGCACAAGCAACCTTCAAATATACAATATACGATCTTACAAGTAGTTTATGAACCTTGACAAAATTCAGGAGATGTGGGAGCGAGATGCTGTCATTGATCCTGATAATCTACATGATGAATCTTTAAAAATTCCACAATTACATTCAAAGTATTATACAGTTTATAATACTGTTACTTTAATGCGTGAAAAGGCAAGAGAGCAATATAATAAAACAAGATTAGAAAGGCATAATTATTATACTGGCAAAGCACCAGCAGAAGTATATGTTGAAGAACCTTTTGGATATAAGGTAAGGGAAAAGGATGCCATACAAAGGTACATGGAAGCTGATGAGAAGATGTCAAAAATAGATCTTAAAATAAGATATTATGATACTACATTAAAATTCTTAGAAGAAATAATTAAAAATGTTTCTAATAGAACATTTCAAATTAAGAATGCAATTGAGTGGAATAAGTTCCAAGCAGGTATGTGAGATGTATGATCTTTTAACATCAAAATTTAATTACTGTAAAGATATTTCTTGGGATGATGTAATAAAAAAACTTGATAATGATTGTGAATGTAAAGAATATAAAGCAGTCATTCGAGAAAATGTTGCTCCAACATATATTCTTGAAAGTGCATATTTGCCAGGTAATCTACAAGGTATATTTGATAAAGTTAATTCTGATATGAATACCAATAGACTTCATATCTACACTTCATTTGGTACTGGTAGTCCTACTTTTGGTAGACATAAAGATCGTCAAGATGTATTACTTATTCAAGCATTAGGTAAAGTGTCATATGAAATAGATAATTTTGATAATAAATCATCATTAACTTTACCAAAAATTGTAAATTTAAATCCTGGTGACGGTTTAATAATTAAAAAAGGAATATACCATAACCCTATTATATTTGAACCTAGAATAACATTAAGTTTTTCATGGTAATAAAATTATAAATATAGGAGTAGATCTAATATTAGAAGATGAAACCTACTCCAAAAGAAAGCAAGAAGATCCACGAGAACTATGAGAAAGTTGTTGGACATCTTATAGAAGAAAAGTATGCCGTAGATGAAGAAGCAGCAGATAAGATTATATCAGGTATGAGTCAAGATTGGTTTGATACTATTATAGGTTAATGAAAAACTTTAAAGAGTTTGCCATAGAATCATATGTTAAAGCAGGATACCTTGACGAAAGAGGATGTTCTGTAGAGTATTTGGATGAGAATTGGAGAGGACAACTGTGGAATAAAGTTGGTAAACCTATAGCAACTGCTGCTTGGAATAGAGTTGGTAGACCTGTCAGTAATGCTCTTACTCGACAGTATACTGGTGAGATAGGATCAGAATTATCTGGTAATGAGAATCTTAAACCATCAACACCTTTTACAAAAGGTTATGATAAAGCTATAAACACGATAAATCAGAACTCCACAAAGAAAAATGATCAAGGTCAAACATTGGGAAGAACTGGTAATTCAAAGTTTAAAAAGGCTTTAGAACTAGGTTCTAATTTTGTTCCTTGGGAAAAAGTACCTGGTACTATCTGGAACATTACTAAAGCAATTGGTGGTGGTCTTCTTGGTGGTGGGATGCAAAATAAGTTTTAATAAACCCTCTAAATAATCCTACATTGGTATAGGATTATGAGTCATTTGATTATATCAAAGAAGAATGAAGTCTACTTAAAAGTAGAATCAGAACCGCATGTGTATTATGAACTTGCGGATCAATTCACCTTTGAAGTACCTGGTGCGAAGTTTATGCCAACGTACCAAAAGAAATATTGGGATGGTAAGATACGGTTATTTAATACTCAGAATGGTGAAGTTTATATTGGATTATTAGATAGAATAGTACAGTTCTGTAAGGATCATGGATATACTTACGAATTTGTAGAGAGTAAGTATTACGGTCTTCCTTTTGAGGTAAACGATAAGATCTCTAAGGAAGGTGTAAAGGATTATATGACTGCTATCTCTAAACATAAACCTAGAGATTATCAGATAGATGGTGTATATGATGCTCTCAGAAATAATCGAAAGTTACTCGTATCTCCAACTGCTTCTGGTAAGTCGTTGATGATATATGCCATAATTAGATACTTTGTTGAGAATAAAAAGAATACACTCATTGTAGTGCCTACAACATCCCTTGTAGAGCAGATGTATAAAGACTTTGCTGATTATGGTTGGGATGTAGGATCCTACTGTCATAAGATCTATGCTGGTAGAGAAAGAGAAACTGATTCACAGGTTATTATTACTACTTGGCAATCAATATACAAACTACCAAGAAAGTATTTTGAAAGATTTGATGTAGTAGTTGGTGACGAGGCACATCAATTTAAATCAAAATCTCTTGTTGCCATTATGACTAAGTTGGGTAATGCCAAGTATCGTTATGGATTTACGGGAACATTAGATGGAACTGAAACTCATAAGTGGGTATTAGAAGGTTTATTTGGTCCTTCTTATAAAATTATTAAAACGGACGAGCTCATGAAGAAAGGTCATGTAGCGACGTTGGATATTAACGTGCTTCTATTGAAACACCCTGCACATAAATTTGAAAACTTTGAAGAAGAAGTTCAATATATTATCACTCACGAGAAAAGAAATAGGTTAATTCGTAACCTTGCTTTAGACCTTAAAGGTAACACTCTTATTCTGTTTGCAAGAGTAGAAGCACATGGAGAGCCTCTTTATGAGATGATAAATAGTAATACGCTAGAACAGAGGCATGTCTTCTTTGTTCATGGTGGAGTACCAACAGAAGATAGGGAGAAGATTCGTGAAATTACAGAACAACAAGACAATGCTATTATTGTTGCCAGTTATGGTACTTTCAGTACTGGGATTAACATTAAGCGGTTGCACAACGTCATCTTCGCCAGTCCTTCCAAATCCAGGATTAGGAATCTCCAGTCCATCGGCAGGGTCTTAAGAAAAGGAAACGGAAAAGTAAAAGCAACTTTATATGATATTGCCGATGATATCAGTTATAAGTCTAGAAAAAATTATACATTAAACCATCTAATAGAAAGGATTAAAGTCTATAACGAAGAAAATTTTAATTATGATATTGTAAATATACCGATAAAAGCATGATGGGAGAAGAATTTCACGGAGTCATAAAATTAATAACTGGTGAAGAAATTTTTGCTATGATCTCCATTGACGAAAATGATGGAGATCCAATTATAATGATTCAAGATCCAGTTATAATGAAAGTACTACAAAATCCAACTGGTCAATATGTTAAGGTAAGACCTTGGTTAGAATTACCTGAAGATAATATATTCTTACTTAAGTATGAAAAAATTATTACTATGACAGAAGTTAAAGATTCTCAAATGATTGAATTTTATCAAAGATATTTGAATGATGATAGTCTTGATATGGAATTTGATGGTAGAGTAAAATTAAATCCTAGATTAGGATTGATTACTACAGTAGAAGAATCTAGAAGAAGACTTGAAGAAATTTATAAAATTAATATAGAAAATTAAAGCTATCTCTTCCAACCCTCACAAAGGGTATTGTACAGATAAATTGCCACCTTGTCAAGTCGGGTAAATAATGTTATAATATAAACATTAACAATAAGGGAAAACCAATGTTATGGCAAAGAAAAAATCTGAACATTATGTAAATAATAAAGAACTGTTAGGGGCATTAATAGATTATCGTGCTCAAGTAGCAGTTGCCAAAGCAAAGGATCTACCTAAACCACGTATCAGTAATTATTTGGGTGAGTGTTTTTTAAAGATTGCTACACATCTTTCTTATAAACCAAACTTTGTGAACTATATGTTTAGGGATGATATGATCTCTGATGGTATAGAGAACTGTGTACAGTATATTCACAACTTTGATCCTAATAAGTCTAAGAATCCTTTTGCTTATTTTACTCAGATCATTCATTATGCTTTCCTAAGAAGGATTCAAAAAGAGAAGAAACAATTAGAAATTAAGACAAAGATAATTGAGAAGACTGGATATGATGAAGTGATGGTAGTTGATGATGGAGCACTTGCAGGTAGTAGTTCCGATTACAATACTATTAAGGATAATATTCAGTACAAGTCTGGTAATAGATGAAGTTAGCAATAATAACGGATCAGCACTTTGGTGCTAGGAAAGGATCCCAATTTGTACATGATTATTTTGAAGAGTTTTACAATAACGTCTTCTTTCCCTATCTCGAAGAACATCAAATTGATACTGTTATTGATATGGGTGATACCTTCGATAATAGAAGGAATATAGATCTTGCTTCTTTAGAATGGTCTAAAAGAGTATATTTTGATAAGTTAAAATCTTTAGGAGTTCATTTACATTCTATTGTAGGAAATCATACTGCATATTATAAGGATACTAATGATGTAAATTCAATTGATTTATTATTAACTGAGTATGATAATATATCTGTTTATTCTGAGGCATCTCAGATAAAGATAGATGGTTTAGATATTTTATTATTACCTTGGATAAATCAAGAAAATAAAGAATCTACTTTTGATATTGTTAAGAAGTCAAAAGCAAAGGTTGCTATGGGTCATTTAGAATTAAATGGATTCAGAGCACATACAACCCATGTAATGGAACATGGTATGGATATTGATCCTTTTGAAAAATTTGATAAAGTATATTCTGGACATTATCATACAAGATCTGATAATGGAAAAATTTATTATCTAGGTAATCCTTATGAGATATATTGGAATGATGTAAATGATACTAGAGGATTTCATATTTTTGATACAGAGACAAGAGAGCATAGTCCTGTAAATAATCCATATAGGTTATTTCATATTATTTACTATAGGGATCATAACCATAAGTTATTTGATGCTAGAGAATTAAAAAATAAAATTGTAAAGATTGTTGTAAAAGAAAAAACAAATCAAAAACAGTTTGAAAAATTTATAGATAAATTATATGCCTCTGGAGTACAGGATCTTAAGATTGTAGAAAATTATGTTCTTCAAGAAAGTGAAGATTTTGAAGCTGAAGAAACTGAGAATACGATAAACTTATTGAGTAGGTATATTGATGAATCTGAATTTGATTGTGATAAAAATATAATCAAAGGTATTATTCAACAACTCTATAGGGAGACTTGCGAGGTAGAATAATGTTTCTCCTTACATTAAAAGATCAACAAGCTGAAGGGGCATATGCTGTCCATAACAGTTATGGAGAAAAGGTTCTTTTTTTGTTTCAAAGTGAAGACGATGCTGAGAGATATGCTATGATGTTACAAGAACAAGAAGATAGTGAAATGGATATAGTAGAAATTGATGATCAGCTTGCCATTGCTACCTGTAAGAGGTATAATTATAAGTATGCTGTAGTTACCCCAAACGATATTGTTATTCCTCCTAAAAATGAATGATAACTTTTAAGAAGATTCGGTGGAAAAATTTTCTTTCTACTGGTGATCAGTTTTCTGAAATTGATTTTTTAATGAATGCTACCAATTTAATAGTTGGTACAAATGGTACTGGAAAGTCAACTGCTTTAGATGCTCTTACATTTAGTTTGTTTAACAAACCATTTCGTAAGATTAATAAAGGTCAGTTGGTTAATAGTACTAATGAGAAGGGTTGTTTGGTTGAAGTAGAATTCAATTTAAATGGTCGTGAATACTTAGTAAGAAGAGGGATCAAACCAAATGTATTCGATATCATAGTAAATGATGTAGCAATGCATAAAGAGGCAGATGATCGTGCCATGCAAAAGATCCTTGAGGAAGGTATATTAAAATTAAATTATAAGTCATTTACTCAGATTGTTATTCTTGGTAGTAGTGCTTTTGTTCCTTTTATGCAATTATCAGGATCTAATCGTAGAGAAGTTATTGAAGATCTTTTGGATATTCGTGTATTCTCGGCAATGAATGCTAAGATTAGAGAGAAGATGAAAATACAAAGAGATGAGATAAGAACTTTAGAGTTGAGTAAGGAGAATGTAAAGGATAAAGTTGAAATGCAAAATAACTTTATCAATGAATTGGAGAGTAGAGGTAAAGAGAGAATAGAAGAGAAGAACGGTAAAATAAATTTATTGGAAGGTGAAATACAAGAAACATCTGATGAGACAGAATGTCTTGTAAAGGATGTTGAGATGTTCAATAATGATTTGGAAAGTTTTTCTGGAGCAAATAAAAAGTTAAAGAAACTAAACACTCTTAAGGGTCAAATTACTCAAAAAGTATCTACTATTACTAAAGAACATAAGTTTTTCACAGATAATACGGTATGTCCTACTTGTAGTCAGAATATAGAGGAAGATTTCCGTGTAAATAGAATTACTGATGCTCAAACTAAAGCAAAGGAGTTGCAAACTGGTTACAGGGAACTGGAAGAAGCAATTCAAAAAGAAGAGGAACGAGAGCATCAGTTCACCAAACTATCAAAGGAGATTACTAAACTCAATAATGGCATTTCTAAAAACCATACTCGCATCTCTGGATGTCTCAGACAGATCAGAGATTTGGAATCGGAAATTCAGAAACTTACCGATCAACATGCAAACAGAAATACTGAACACGAAAAATTAGAAGAGTTTAAAGAAAATCTCCAACAAGTATTTAAAAAATTAGCAGATAAGAAAGAAGAGATCATGTATCATGATTTTGCATATTCTTTGCTAAAGGATGATGGAGTAAAGACAAAAATTATAAAGAAGTATATGCCTTTGATTAATCAACAGGTAAATCGTTATCTTCAGTTAATGGACTTCTATATTAACTTTAAATTGGATGAGGAATTTAATGAAACTATTGAATCTCCTATTCATGAGAAGTTTTCTTATGCTTCTTTTTCTGAAGGAGAGAAGATGAGAATTGACTTAGCATTACTCTTTACATGGAGAGAAGTTGCTAGGGTTAAGAACTCTGTAAATACAAATCTTCTTATCATGGATGAGGTCTTTGATAGTTCTCTTGATACTTTAGGTACTGATGAGTTCCTTAAAATTATTAGATTTGTAATTAAGGATGCGAATGTATTTGTTATATCCCATAAGACAGAGCTTCATGATAAATTTGATAGTGTTATTAAATTTGAAAAGGTTAGAGGTTTTTCTCGTATATCAACTTGATAAATATTTAAAAAAGTATTACAATGGCTTGGTATATTAAAAAAACAAGTATGATCGGTGGAGATACCTATTATAAAGGTGATAATAGGTGGTCTCAAGATATTACTGAGAAAAAAACTTATACATCACAAGCAAAGGCAAAGGCGGACACGCCTTATATTTGGACAAAGAAAAATGATTCTGGATGGGATGTGACTGCAGTCAAAGAATAAATTATGACAGATCGTGAAGAAATACAAACTCTTAAAAGAGAGGTTGTAGAATTGAAAAGAGATTTAGATAAATTTAAAAGGGCTGTATTAATGCATCCTGAAATTGGTGATAGAGTACAAAGGAATATGTGGATTTGATGAATGTTCAAAACCTTTATGAACCTTTTCCTTCAATTATTATCGATGATCATTATGATGATGAAGAACTTGATTTAATATGGAATGAATTAGATTATCTTACACATCCATCAAGGATGAAAAGGTCTGATCAAGTTTATGGATCTGCTGGTACTTCTGAGGGTGAAATTCTAAAGAATAATTATGTTATATGGTTAGATGACTATTTTCCAAATAGAAGTTGTTCTAATATTTTAAACACTGTTCAACTAGATTGTGAAATACCAATATCTCATGGGCATTGGATTTTTAATTGTAGGACTGTTAAAAAGTATTCAACTCAGATTTTATATTATGAGGATGGTAATGAATATAAACCACATTGGGATGAATCTATATTTACCTCATTAACTTGGTTGTATAAGGAACCAAAATCATTTACTGGTGGCAATTTAGTATTTCCTGAGTATGATGTGGAAGTCGAATTGTTAAATAATAGAACAGTGATTTTTCCTGGCACTATTATTCATCATGCTACCTCCGTCAATATGGAAGAATCTAATTTTGAAGGTTTTGGTAGATATTGTATTAGTCAATTCTTTTTATCCCATGAAAGTACCCAACTGGCAACACCACTCCAAAAAGGAGTCTAAACGAAAACTTAAACCACAAGCTTTACGCCAAGCGAAAGCAAGGCGTGGACAGTTGATAAACCGTCTACAGACCGCCCACAAGAGGCGGTTTTTTAGTATAATAGGTGTATCAAACAAACAGATTCATGACAGTAAAGCACGAAATCAAATCACAACTTGCTAAGCTACTTGCTACTGAGGATCTAGTGGTAGAGCATAAAAAGGTTGAGACTGCTCAGTTCAATGTACAAACAAGAGTTCTAACTCTACCTATGTGGGAGAAGGCAAGTGATAATGTATTAGATGCTTTAGTTTGTCATGAGGTTGGACATGCTCTTTATACTCCAGATATTGATTGGTCTAAGGATCGTAAGATAGGATTTGACTTTGTTAATATCGTAGAAGATGCCAGAATTGAAAAGTTAATGAAGCGTAGGTATGCTGGAATACCTAAGACTTTCTATAATGGATACCTAGAATTACATGATAATGATTTCTTTGAAGTAGAAGGAAAGGATATTTCAGAGTTTAATCTTGCAGATAAGATTAATTTAAATATCAAGATTGGTAATTATGTGGATATTGATTTCACATTAGAAGAGCAAATATTTGTTGAGAGAGTAAACAGATGTGAGACTTTTGAAGATGTTTTAGATGTTGCTGAAGATCTTTACAAGTATTGTAAAGGTGAGATGGAAGAAGATATAAAGGAACAGATAGCAGAAGCAGAGGAAGAAGAGAGTATGGGTATGGATATGGAAGGAAGTGGATCTGGTATAGATGCTGATTCTGAAGATGGTGATCTTGAAGAGAGTGAAAGTGAAGGGTGGGATCAAATTGATATGGATTATCAGAAAACACAACCTGATCAATTAACAATAGAAGAATTACATCAACAACTTGAACATGCGGAGCCAAACGTAGAAACTGCTGATTCACTTGCTAGAGGTATTGAAAGTCTTATTGAGCAAGGTGGTGTTGAGAATTTCTATATCGAAATACCAAAAATTGATTTGGATAAGGTTATAATCTCCAATAAGGCAATTCATAAAATATGTGCTGAAAATTGGGAAGGATATGAGGGTAAAAGACCATATAGGTATGATGTAACGGAAGAAGAATTAGAAAATCTAACAGTATTCTCTGAGGCTGATCTTGAGTATAAAAAGTTTAAGAAGTCAGCACAGAAAGAAGTAAACTACTTGGTTAAAGAATTTGAATGTAAGAAAGCTGCTGATGCTTATGCTCGTTCTACAGTAGCAAGAACAGGTGTTCTCAATACATCTAAACTTCATACCTATAAGTATAGTGAAGATCTTTTCAAGAAAATAAATGTAGTTCCTGATGGAAAGAATCATGGATTAGTATTCATACTTGATTGGTCTGGTTCAATGGCAGATGTAATGGAAGATACTATCAAGCAACTTTATAATCTTATATGGTTCTGTAGAAAGGTTTCTATTCCATTTGATGTATATGCATTTACACAATGTTTTCCAAATCATGATGAGAATGGTGTTCCAAATTGCCAATCATCTTATGAACCAAAATCAGGATTAGCAGCAATAACAGAGAGTTTTTCTTTGATGAATCTATTCACTAGCAGTGTAAATGGAAAAGAATTGGAAGAGCAAATGATTAATATCTTTAGATGTGCTAAAACATTTGGTAGAAATACATGGACTCAGTATCATGTTCCTATTGGAATGAATCTTTCAGGAACACCTTTGAATGAAACACTTGTATGTCTTCATCAGATTCTTCCTAAGTTTAAGAATGATCATCAATTACAAAAGGTTCAATGTGTAATCCTTACAGATGGTGAAGCACATCCGATAAAATATCATAGAGAAGTACAAAGGCATTGGGAAGA